TTTTACCAATCGGTCTAACATATTATATTTGAAAGATTGAACATATATTTCTTTTTCTAAATTTGGTAAAGGCGTTTCGTTTACATATTGGGGAACTGGTAATTGTTGATTTGTATCTAAAGTTCTCCTTCTAGCACCATTCATAATATAAACCATTTTCATTTATATATTATATTTAGATATGTATTACTGCAATGGTCTAAAAAATTGATATATTCATAAAGCCTTTTATGATGAATATATTACAAACGATGAACCATTCCAAAACATATAATTGCGTCTATTGTAATCGGGATTACCGAGAAAAATTTAACTATGATAGGCACATCGGTTTTTGCGAATTTTCACATAAATCACAGAAAGAACAAGACAATGAAATAGACGCTTTTGAAAAAGTTCCTGGAATGTATGAATTATTTGCTTATATAAAAGAATTATCGGTTCGTGTAGGAAAATTAGAAAAAGAAAATACCGTATTAAAACAGCAATTAAATATTGAAAAGAAAAAAGTCGACATCGGGGTTTGGTTGAATAGCTTACCGAATAAACCCTCCATTACTTTTACAAAATGGATTCTTGATATTCCTTATCATAAATATTTGAACCATATATTTATGAAAGATATGGAATATGCGATACAATCCTGTCTAGAAAAAGGTAGCAATGATATTTCAATAAACGATAAAGAATTCTCCCCTATTTATGCGACAAATCAGAAGAAAAATATGTTTTATGTATATGATGAAATACAAATCGATGGTAAAAAAATAGCTCAATGGTGTCTTATCACTGGAAAAGATATGGATAAATGGTTAAATTATATTTCACAGGCATTATTAATTGAATTTAAACAGTGGTGTGATGAACATCAACGCGAAATAAATAACAATGATGATATGAACCAAAAATATATATCGAATTTTAAAAAAATAATTGGTAGTTGTAAAAATGCCGATGAAATTCGGAATCATAATATTCGAAAATATATATTCAATAAAATCAAAGAAACATAGATAACAAACCCTATAAAATTGATTTTTTATTTTCTCTATTCTGAAATAGAAAAGAACAAATGGTTGAAAAAAACATTCCTCCTACTTACTTATCTGAACTAAACAAACACCCGCGCGATGAATTTATTACATTTGATGAAGGACCTCATGTTTATACTGTTCATGGAGATAGCACATTTACTTCCGTCACTACGTTTAATCACAGTCATTTTGAAGAATTCAATGCCGATGCGGTTATTAACAATATGATACGTCGTGGTTGTCTCGAAGACCCAAAAAGTAAATACTATGGAATGACCAAAGAAAGTATTAAAGAAATGTGGAAAAGTAAAGGAACTTCTGCGTCTATCGCAGGAACTAAATTACATTATGATATTGAATGCTATAATAATTATATGGAAGTCGATAACGATAGTATTGAATTCGAATATTTCTTAAAATTTGACGCAGATTATCCTGATTTAAAACCATATCGAACAGAATGGATGGTATATTATGAAGAATTAAAATTATCTGGTTCGATTGATATGGTGTATGAAAAGGCCGACGGAACACTCGAAATTTATGATTGGAAACGAGTATTGGAATTAAAACCCGAAGGATTTGGTGGTAAAACCGCCAAAACCGAATGTATTAAACATTTACCAGATAGTAATTACTGGCATTACTCATTACAATTAAATACGTATAAAATGATACTAGAACATAAATATGGAAAAAAAATTACGGGTTTATATTTGGTATGTTTACATCCTGAGAATGTATATAAAAGTTATCAACGCATTAAGGTAGACTTCTTAGATAAAGAAATGGCGGATTTATACCAATATCGATTAGACCAAGTTAAGACCGGAACAGACCAAATTAAAAAACATTGAAAAATAGAATGAATATAAAAACATTTATATGTATTTACATAAATGAATTTCGAATATAGCTCTTTAAAAAACGTAATCGTTTTTTTTTGGATACAAATCATACAAATTATTGGTCGTATATGGAAGATATTTCAAAAAGAAGAGGTTAAAAGAATAGAATTACCCGTAAAAACAGAAACCGAACTATACGTGGAAAAACATACGGAACGTTTTATGAAATCATTTGAACAGCAACATAATCCATTCATGAATTATAATATTCATAGTATATTTTATTCAAAAAATCAATATCAAGAAATGTTAAAAGACCCTAATAATTCTCAAGAAAAGCAATGGAAAACGCGTGTTTTGATTGAACATACACCAAGAGGTAATGTTATTATGTATTATGACCCTTACAAATTAGGTTTCACCTATTATAGCGACCAACATATTACATATAATATATTAAACGCAGTTGCTATGAAATATGTATTAAAATTTCAATGCCGCGATTTTTTTATGGATGAACAAATTATTCCCGAAAGTTCTCCTTCTCCTCTTTTAACTTTATTACAGGAAGATAAAAAAGAAAAAGAAACGGTCGAAAAAGAAAAGGATAAAGACGCTGATATGTTAAAACAAAAACTGAAAAGCGCCCCATTCGCCAAATTCAAAAATTATAATAAGCCAGCGGTGAAAAACGATGAAAAAAATAAAGATGCGAAAACCACAGAGACTGCGGTTGAAAACGCACCTCCTGAAAAACCAAAAGAACGCAATCGTTTTATTAATTTGGGAAAAACCTCCAATTTCAATATTTTACAACCAATGAAAAAAAAGAAAAGCGTTGTATCATTCGCGAGTAAAATTGCGGATTCACTATTTGAAAATACTAATGTTCAAAAAGAAGTTTTCAATTATCGCGATTTTAAAAGAATGAAAGAAGCGAACCAATAAATTAAACCGTTTGTTTTGCTTTCCATTTTAAAAATCCTACACTTTTTTCCAATTGAAAAGATGTGCCTAAAAATGATTTGGCGATGAGATATGCTTTCATTTCCTTTTCATTCAACGTTTCTAAATATAATTCTTTTTGTTTTTGGATATCCATGTTGTTTGTTTTAATATGATATTCCTATATATCATATTTCAATTTTTTACACAGCACCGCAAGCAAATGGTGTTGATTTATTCGTATTTTGAACGGTAATTACATCTAATGTAGAACATTTATCGTGGAGTTTGGTTATGTAATCTCCACTAGAAATAGGCAAGTAATCACTTTCTGGTTTGGTGTAATTATATATTTTTTTTCTATAATATGGATTATAATTAAAGCACGTTTTTGCGTCGCAAGGTGCGGTTTGATGACAAGCATCGGCTTCTTTAATGGTGGTTTTTTTCAAACGGGTGATATAATCATCTTGAGTATTTAAATTATTGGTTGTATCTGGTTTAATTACGGCATATGGATAAGGACGACGTATCCAGCGATATTGTGTATCAATCATACCCTTTGTATTTATTACCGATGGTTTTATTACGGCAGGATTTTCTAAAGAGTGTACACAACTTTGAACAATCGGTTTCACTAGATACTCTCCGCAACAACCACCATGACCACGAATTGTATTTCCTTTCATCAAAGTTCTCGGTAAAGATCTAGATAAAGAGGTTTGGCCGACAAAACCTTGATTGCGATGTGTTCCATTGAGAGAAAAACCTTGTTTTGAACCTACACTCATATTATTATATTGGGTTTGGGTTTTACGTTTTAATGTTGCGATAGACATATAATATATAAAAATATTATATTTCCTTGTAATATTTTTATAAAAATGATATTATTAAATCTTTATGTGTATGATTATATTTTATCTAATCGTGATAAAATTAGGGAAATTTGTTCTTTTAATAATTTATTTTCATCTTTTAAATTTTTAACTTCATTTTGTAAATCAACTATTTCTTTTTTTGATATTTGATATTCAGCATTAATCTCTTTCACTGCTGCGGTGGTTAAGGTAAATATCATATCTTTATCTAATGAATGGAAATCGGGCACTTCCTGTCCATATACGAATACTAGATTATTTTCTGTTTCTATTGGCTCTTCACTTTCTATAATAAACCGTTTTTCATCTATTATTTCTTTGATGGTTACTATTTTTTCTTTTTCATCGGTATTGGATATTTTCAATTTATTATATCCTGCTTCATCTTTTAATAAATCGGCGGTTGTTTTATTTCTTAGAGTAATGATATTACCACATAAGTCCGCGATTTCATAAATATTCGTAATGTATTCTTTGGTAAAAGTAATCGCATTCGGTATAATTTCTTTCACTTCCTGCGCTATAAAACCCCATACAGGTTCGATGTTATATTGTCGAATATCTACAAAATTAAATATTTTTGGTTTTAGATATTGTAAAATATAACTACAAGACAAATCGGTAGCATCCATGATATTTTTTTTAATTCTCCTATCAGAATAAGCATAAAAACCAACGTTCGATACAACCGCTCCTGATGAAAGAATAGATGGTGCTAATGTACCAGCCGTGGCGGAGTTTGTTAATGAGGAAGTACCAGAAGTAAAAAATCTATAGCCTGCGCCTGTACTAAAACCCGCTCCTATAGAGGTGACTTGTAAAGGGACGCTCGGTGTAGTCGTTCCAATACCCACATTACCGTTTGCTATAATGGTTGTTCTAATTGAAGTACCGTTAATATCTAATAAACCACTAGGAGCAGTTGTTGCTATACCCACATTCCCGTTTGCTATTATTGTTGTTCTAACAGAAGAACCGTTAATATCTAATAATCCACTAGGAGCAGTTGTTCCAATACCCACATTACCATTTGCATCCATACGCATTTTTTCAGCATTTCCTATTTTGAATTGAATGTTTTGTGCAGCCTTAGAATTTAATACTGTATCACCAGCAGGTCCTTGATAAAGCGCAAAATCAGTAGTTCCTATTGTAGCCGAGTTATTTTTGTTACCTATAAACATTCCATACGTAGGATTTGAATAACAGAACATATTACCAACAATTACATTACCACTCACTTCAAAAGGAGCAGTAGGCACGGTCGTTCCAATGCCCACATTACCGTTTGTTATAATTGTTGTTCTAACCGCAGTACCTGTAATATCTAATAATCCACTAGGAGCAGTTGTTCCAATACCCACATTCCCGTTTGCTATAATTGTTGTTCTAACGGAAGAACCGCTGATATCTAATAATCCACTAGGAGCAGTTGTTCCAATACCAACATTCCCGTTTGCTATAATGGTTGTTCTAACGGAAGAACCGCTGATATCTAATAATCCACTAGGAGCAGTTGTTCCAATACCCACATTCCCGTTTGCTATTATTGTTGTTCTAACGGAAGAACCGCTGATATCTAATAAACCAGCAGGAGCAGTTGTTCTAATACCCACATTCCCTCCTCTTGTTTGTAAACAAACTGGTTGGAACGCACCATCACCACCCGCATTAATATATCCGAACCCACTTGTAAAATCAATACCTAAAGCCATTGAAAATGGTGTTGGATTACCAGAAACAGCGGTTTTAGTAGATGTAAGACATAAATTATGAAACGAGCCGCCGTCAGGATTATTGGATGCTAGAGTAGCTGCGTTTCCATAAATATGGCAAAACGCAAGAGGATTAGAAGTTTTAATACCAACTTTATCAGCAACATATACATTTGCGCAGAATGACGCGTCGCTGTTTGCTACTAATTTTAGATTAGCCGTTAAAAAATCATCCACATAGAGATTACCCATGAAAGAAGAATCACCTGATGCGACCAAGCGTCCATTCAAAGATATATCTTCACTAACGATTAATTGATAATTTGTAGTTGTGGTATTAATAATATTTTGACTAGTATAGTTTTGAACAGCCAAATTTCCGTTTACCGTTAGATTTCTACCAATAACAATATTTCCATTCAAAGAAGCATCACCAGGAATGACTACTTTCTCGGTTGCGGTTCCTAATACGACTTGATTACTTCCAGTGATGGTTGCGCCTGAACCTAATGCGGTTGAA